TCTGAATATTTTATATAATGTATATGTCATTGAGCCTTGGTTGAGACTCTTAGTACATACACCAAGTGCATCTTCTTCACCGTCATTTCTGTAATAACGATACCCATTATAATCTATAGTTTGATGTCTTTGATCGTCAATATTGAATGACCATGCAGCTCCTTGAGGATTAAACCCAGTACTATCTCCAAATCCGTACCAATTACCAGTACCAAATTCATTTTGGACAGTTCCAAATATACCACTTTGATTGCCCCTAATCACCTCAGTTCCGTATTTGATGAATACCTTAGTATTTCCGTCTTGGTCTCTACCTTGTGCCCAAACTGACGTACCACCTGTAGCGTTCTCATCGCAATTGCCAGAATGAAAATACTCTGGATATTCTCTGGGGCCTAAACTAGAACTTGTAGTTCCAGTAGTTGTTTGGTGAGGCCTTCCGTCATCTTTGACTCTTGTTGTCATTGATGACGCCCTGTTACTTTGCAATCCAGTACTTCTTAAAACATAGACATCATCTTCACTCATTGTAATTGTTTGTGTACTAGCATTCGGGCCAAATACAATTGACGATGGGCCAATTCCACCAGAGCCAATGTTAGTAAATGTCATTGTATTTTCATAAGATGCTGATCTAGTAGTATTAAATGTTACTGTACATTTTTTAATTGGCCATGGATCTGGACTTTGAATGTCATTGTCAATATCACTTCTCTTTGCACCTGTTACAACATAATCATCTGGCGCATTTACAGGGTCTGTAGATACATTAATACTTGGTAGATATCCAGCTGGTGGACTTGGACTGACGAACGGGCCAGGCGCTGTTCCACTTTTTTCTAATTTTGCGTAGTGTTCTCCATTTTGACAGAAATATACACGATATTTTTGTGATCCATTTTTCTGCAATTGGTAAGTATGAACTAAGTAATACTGTTTTCCTTTTCCGAATAAAAGAATTTCTTTTGAAGAAATTGAACCAGTTAGCTCTTGATTTCCTTCACAAGTTACATTTGCAACAGAGTACATAACAACTGTACCCCTATCATCAATTAGTGCAATGCCAGGCTTTGAGATTTTCGTGTAGTCATTTCCTTTAGAACCAAATACAACAACTACACCATCTCCACCATCTCCTGAGTTAGATTCATATGTGCCTTCTTGAGTTTGACTGCCGGGCACCAAATCTAAATATGAAGTCTGATTTGATTGTCCACCTCTACCAACTTTAATATCAACAATATCGCCAGGCGATACCATAAAGTCACCAAAGAATCCACTGGCAGCTGCCTGTCCACCAATAGTAGCACTTTTCGATGTACTACTGTAATATCTCATACCATGTTGACCAGCTGCACCACCCGATCCATATACTGGATTTGGTTCCGATGGACTTCCATTAGTTGGGAATTCGCTAGCAACTGTTGTACCAAAACCATGCCACGAAGAACCACCATCTCCACCATCATTATTAAAGAAATGTAATTCTCCCAATCCTGATGCTTCGAACCAGTAAGTATTAATTGGGAATTTTTCAACCAATGCACTTACAATATTTGCACCACTTGATGGAAGGTTTGCATAATATGACAATGGAGTACTTCGTAAGTTATCTCTTGTGTATTTCAAAGAGCTTGCTGGTAGAGTGGATAGAGCATAAGTTCTATTAGTTTCAACTCCACCAGCAACACTAATCAGTTGATTCTTTGTTGGTATAGTTCCCTGGCCAGGTATTGTAACAGCTGGTTCTGTTACTGTTGACCCAAACTGTGCTGCATATTCGGCAGTACCCACAACATAATTGATACCTTGGAATACTGTATAATTTTGTTGACGGAAAAGGTTTCTGTCAATTACATTAGAGTTTCTTCCAACATATTTTTGATAAATTTTATCAATGGTTTCTGTATCTAGTGAAGTTTCTAATATGAAATTATTCATCGAAATTCCACCAACTCCAGCTGGTTGTGATGTAGTGCCACCATCCGTAACACACCAGTACCACTGTTCTGGGTCAGAAGATGACCAGTGAGGTACTTCAACTTTACCCTCAGAGTCAAAAACAAGATGTCTTGGAGCAGAACTAGTGCCCATCGTATTGACCCCGTTTATACCCCAGAAGTTTTTAGACCAAACTATAACTTCCATTCCTGCATAATCGGCATTAAGTTCTAATGTATAAGTTCCAGACCCAGCTGGGGTTGTAAAGTTCGCACCTCTTTTACCAATCGCATAGTACCATTGTTCTCTGTCACTTGACGATGGATGTATGAAAGAAAAGTAACCATCATTACCAACACTAAAGGTATATGATCTAAAATAGTTTTTACCCCAAACATATACTGGTTTTCCAGCGTTGTGAACTCCAACAAATATTCGTTCTGTACCATAAGTTGCCGGAGTATAAAATTGCCCTGCATCTTCTTCTGTTGTCATAAAGAACCATTTTTCGGTGTCTGAAGAAGATTGGTGAACAACACTGACATTTCCATTCGCATCGGTGTATAATTTCTGAGATGCAAAAAAATTCTGACCCCAAATAAAGATACCCTTACCAGCGGGTTGGCCAGTTGCACCAAGTGGTAAATCGTGCGTTCCACTTCGTGCAATAGTACTAAACCCACCACCATCAATTTCTGGCGAACTTGCGGATGTTGTTATCGTTTTTAAATCAGTAACAACTCTAACTGTAGAATCTGGATTTGTAATATTCAATCTACCAGAGGCAAGTCTAATTTCTCCCTGACCTCCTGTTAGAGTGGGAGCACTTGATCCAGTGTAATTAACTTGGCGAACACCGTCCACATAAATTTCTAATTCTGGACGAACACTCTGTTGAGTATTTTGTAAGTATGCATTGTATTCATAATAAAAATTACCATTACTTGAAACAACAAATTCAGAATCTGTTGCGGCAGAATTTGCAGGAAGAGGAGTACTTGCAGTAGTAGATGTTACTTGGCTAGTTGCTGTAGGTGCAGACCAAAGTTCATATATACCAGCACCAATAAATGGATCGCCATATGTAAGATTGTGTGATGGATGCAGCGTCCCTCTATAGTAATCCACCCCACCATCTGAAAATATATAATCTCCCAAAGTGGGTGTGAGTGTTATAACACCAGAGTTGAACTCGCCGACATTGCCAATTGAATCAACTACTCCTTCTTTGGTTCTTATAATAGTTCCAGTCTGAATATTCTGTAAATTTTTATCATCATGTTTCCACCAGTTTACTGTCCAATTTATCCCTCCCCCACTATTAACAGCTGAAAAATCAATTGTTACATTAGGGAGAACATTACTTACTGTCGTAGTCGTAGTTTGATTATTATTAGAAGTTGTACCATTTTCTGCATAAACTCTATGTTGATAGAGATTGCCGTTTGTGTTAGCAGTACCAGTATCGGTTCCAGAATAGTTTGGAATATTCGTTGTTGTATTTGTAGACAACTCACTTGCCTGAGCAAGTAAATATCTAAATCCGTCTGGCGTCCCAAATGTATTTGGGCCAAAGTCTGCATTTGCATTGATAATATCAACAAAGCCAGGTCTTGCCTGTATATAACGAATTACATCTACTACGGTATCTGTGTTTACATGTCTATTATTTTCTGTAGCAGAAGCGTTTCTTTCCAACATACTATTGTATATTCTATTGGTAACTTCTGCAGAGACTTCTAAACTTTTAACTCTAGATATCTTATACCACTTTAATGTACCTTCAGAATTTTCGTCAATTATTTCAGAAGTTGAAGTATACACCCAACCAGAACTATCTCTAACATCTTTTGTAATATCAGTTGCTGTTGCAAGAAGTTGGTTTTGCCAGTAAAATTGATAACTTGAGTTATTAATTTCTAAAATATACGAACCACTGTACTTACCTTCTGCATAATCAGTTTCAGAAAAACCACTTGCAAGTGTTACTGTTCCAGTTTCCGCTTGAAGTGTATTGATAGTTTCGCCAGGATTTGTTGTAGTTTCTCCTGTTGCATTTGAAAGTTTACCACCATAACCACCAAAGATTTTAATCTTCTGATTATTTGGCATTGTAATTGTTGTATCTTCACCATCAAATCCCTGATCCTCTGTACCTACTAATCCTTCACGAACATAATCTTCCTCTGTAGGTTGGCCGGGGATATATTGAGAAGAACCAGAACCACCAGCACCAGTTGCTAAAATTCTAAGTCTTCTGTATCCCTTTGGAATTCTAATTTTCCAATCACCCGTTTCAAAGACTTGTTGATTATCTACTTTGTTAGACCAGTGTTGTTCATACCCAACTTGCTCAAATCCTTCTTCAGTTCCCATCTTGAAACTCATTGCAGGAATAGTTAACTTAACATATTCCCAATCCTGTGGAGTATCAATTCTTACAGAACCAAGTTCTTCATTTCTTGTGAAGTAGACAGTATTATTATCATTAATCTGATCCCACCTAGTCATGAATGTTCCATCTCTAAGACGCATGAATTTCCATGCATCTTCGACACATATGGTAGGAATTAATATGTTATAAGGAAGTGTTGCATCAGATGTTCCACGAAAATCCGAATATTTTACTGTACGCCCTCTGGGCCCAACAGGGATATTTCTATTATTAAATCTATCTGGAACATTACCACCACCTCTATAATACTCAGACAGAGAATGGGGTGCGGAGTTATTTACTGGTTTAAACTCCGCAACAATGTGCGTCATTTTCAGTCTGCCGTCTGCTGGTATTGCCATGTTAGTATTCTCTTCTCTTACTGTTTAATTAAACTTGGAATGCAATAATATCACCACTACATTCAATTTTTAAAGACTGATTTCCAGTAACTTTTAGGTCTGCACCATTGATTGTCAATGTTCCAGACATGGTGTCACCAGTTTTCTTGACATATCCACCAGCATTATGGTCAGTAATTAATGGAAGAACCTGTTGATATAGTGCATTAATAGCAGCAACAATTGAAGTGGTATCACCAACTCCACTATTCAAATTACCAAGTGGGTCTACATCAGTGGCACCAGGCCCTCTTACAATTGACTTATCTTCTTTTGTATCTAAATCAGTTTCTATATTATCAACTCTATCTTTAAGACTTCCATAAACTTCGTCACTTAAAAGTTTCAATGTAGAATCAAGAGTGTTTATATTTTCTTTTACAGTATCGTGGATAGCATATTCATTTGACACTGCTGCGACATATACACCGTTGGTGTTTGTACCAACTGAATATTTCAAAAAGTCTTGTACAGTTTCTAATCTGGTCGCTCTAGATTCTAATGCAGTAATATCGTCTTCGTTAATTTTTACTGCACCATCTAATTCAACAAGATTTGTCTTTACTACTGCATTATTATCACTATCTGTAGTAAGATAATTAACACCTAAACCGTCATAATTAAACTGTCCAGTAACAGCACCACCGCCAACTGTAATATTTAATCTATCTAACAAATCAGATTTAGTTTTCAAAGTGGTATCTAAAAGACTAATTCCCTGTCTAAGACTAGCTGCAGCAGGAACATATGTTGCCGTAGTAAGTAATGAATATGTTCCGTCAGCGTTTAATCCAGCTGCGTTTTGAGTTACATCTAATTCTGCCTGTAAGGCATTATCTGCCGCAATTCGTGCATCTCTTTCTTTTCCTACCTCAGTATCTGTATATTCTACAGACCATTGATTTTCTGCATTAATTGTGTCTACCAGATTATCTTTTTTCCACCCACGACTTTGTGGGTCAAGTGTAGACATATTACCAATATTTCTAGTATTGATATCTGTATGAGTGTTTACTTCGTTGATTGCGTCAACGATTGTAGATTGTGCATCAGTTTCTAAGAATGCAAGATTACCAATATTTGCAGCCACTGCTTCCGCATAGACTTTTACTTTATTAGTTTTAACTCTCCACTCTTCGAAAGTGTCGGTTGTCAACACATCTACGAGGGATGGATATTCTACGGCCATTTAAAGTTTCTCCAATATTAAGTTTAGTGTGTTTTTTATTTCATTCATTTCTTGTTGTAAATCTTTTATTTCTTCGTCACGCCTTTTAAGTGCGTTATTCTTTCTAATAAAATTATTATAACCAGTGTTATCAGTATTTATTATCGCTTGCGAGTTCGTATCTCTTACAAGGTCTTTATTACCTTTAACCTTTAGTCTCATTACCATCTCCAATTAAGTTGCCAATGCAATAACTCTAAAGTCTCTGACTTTTGGGACAACACTAGAGTTTTTACTCTTAAGAACAATTTTGATTGCTATAGAATTAAATTCTGGCAAATTTCTTACTTCGTAATCAAATTCTTTAAAATCTGAAATATCTCTAGATGCCCTACCATAAACAGCAGGACGGTCAAGTAATACATAATCAAGTTTTTCAAAATTCTGATCTGGGGATGTTTTAATTTTATAGTAAAAATCTACATCCGCTACATCTGGACGATAAACCGATGCCAGAACTTTTAGAGATGTTGATGTCTGGTCTAATTTAATTTCTCTAGTCAAATACTTAGTTGCAGCAGAACCACCATGCGGTGCTGTTTCATCGATAAATCCAGTATTGACATGTCCTCGTACTCCAGCGGGAACACTTTCTGCACTATTTGTTACATTAGATACCAATACGGCAGCAATTCGTTCCAAGTCAACAACAGGACTCAAATTATCTTTATTAGAACCTAAGTCTACTTTCCAAATCAATGACTTTTTGTCAAGTGAATTCGAAGATGTGTCAAAAAGAGTCTCATTATAATTGTCTGCAACCATCATGGGTCTATCAAATGCATAATTTTGATTTGGTGTGATGCCTCTGAAACTTAAATCTTTTACTCCTGGCGCTACAGTTGAATCTTGCGATGTCCCTGTTAATGCTTTAAATTTCATTGAAATACCAGTACCAGCAAGTTCAATTGAAGTAATGTTAGGTTTCATTAGATCATATTTAACATTGGTACACCAACTAGCGGGTTTCTTTCTTCCAAACTGTGAAAATGTATTTGATGCAGGAGTAAATAAGGAATCAACCGATGGAATAGTTCCACCGTGAGCGATTCTTGGTGTTTGTACTCCGTCTGGATAGAAAAATCCTCTCATATCAATAGTAAACGAATTATGAGTTGTCGCAACAACTAAATGCGAACCATTTAAATCCTCGGCCCTATATTGATCGTAAGTCCCATGGAAATTTTTAAGAGTAACATAATTGTATCCGTTTGGTTGCCAGAAACTTATAGGGACACATCCAGAACTATCATTTACTTTAAATGTAATAAGAGAACTATCTTTGTGAATACGCATTGTATTATCATCAAATATTCTCTCCATAATATTAATATCTGACATTCCGACATCTATTTCGGAATTTGTAAAGTATAGGGTACTATCTTTATTAATATCAAATTTCGCCCTAGAAAGTGTGAATTTCAAATCTTCTTTTTGTTCTGCAGTCCATGTAGAGGCATTTTGAGATTTGAAGAAAACCCCAGCGTAAGGTTGTTCTGAAATAATTCCAGAACCATCAAGTGCCTGTTGTCCTAATGTTGCAACATGAACTCTGTATCCTTGTGTATTTGCAATTAATACAAGACAATACTCTGTTGCCTCTTCCAAATATACTGGTTCATCAAAGGTGAATATTGTTTCTAAAGAACCGTCATCTGAAAGTTGAATTAAGTCCTGCCTTGGATCCAACATCTTTTCACCAAGTATATATTGGCCAGGATACCCATTGACCATATTTCTTATTTGCAGAGTTACTGGTACAACCTCATCCTTCGCAGAGAAGAAAATTTCTGCACTTGTAATAAAGGCGCCGCCCTCCACATCAACCAAGAATGATTGTGCGAGTGGGTCGCCCCAACCACGAACCTGTCTCCATGCACCAAAATCTGAATTACTACTTGAACGCAATTCTGAAACAACATTTTCTGTTGAACTAGTTGTAGTGTCAACAATCTCAACGCTTCTTGTATTTACTGTTGTTTTTTGTCTTGTTTCAATAATACCTCTAGCAGTATATGTTGAACTTGTGTCTGTATCAGAATCATCTAGATTTCCATTTGGTTGATCGCACAACTTAAATAATCTTTCTCCAGTTCTGAATTTTAAATCATCATCATTTGGAGTTTGGTTATTGTTTGGAATTGAGAAGTTGCCGTAAACAGTACCAGCAGAGTCTGATCTTAAAGTTGAACCTCCAACAATACCTTCATTTGGGAAACTTCCCATGTTATGAGATAGTCCATCTCGTTCAACCAAGAACAGAACCTCACCCAAACTAAAAGAAGAATTCTTTTTGCCAGGCACGTTCTCTAGTACATAAAGCTTCAGAGAAGTTGCATCCAAATACTCAATGTCTGCAACAAAAACTTCATGTGCAGTGGACTGTCCACGCAATTTTAATTCGCCATATTGATCTGCAAATATGTTTCTATTATTTTTAATATACTGTGCCGTGGCGGGTGGGACATTTGTAATACTTAATGTTTTTATCGGAGTAACATAATCATTAACTGGTGTATTATCAAAGAATGCAAATAACTTTGTATTTGGTTTCATTCCAGTGGCTTTAAAGTATACATCTCTAGTACGAATAAATGGAATTTGTTCACTACTAACTAGTTTGTCCGTTGTAACTGGAGTCCAAGTTTCACTCAGTGCAGTTGTAACGCCTGTTCTTGTTCTCGTTCCTGTATCATTCCAAGTTCTAGTCGTAGTTGTAACTGTACGGTCATTATTACCACTAGATTCGGTACGAGCACTTGTACCTGTTGTTTCATTAGTTGCACCAGTCCAGTTAATATCCCAAGATCCCCAAACGGTTCCAAGAATTCCACTTCTTTGTGCAAGTTCTTCAAAATTATCTGTACTTCCTCTATCATTAATTGAGATCTCATCCAAATACTTTGGATCATCATGCCAATTATCTGTCGAAGGTACAAGTACCATCGAACCTTTAAAACTAAAAATTGCAAAAGGGTTTACATTAACAGTTTTTGAAGATTTTCTTTGTTCAATTAATAGTTGACTTGTATATGGAAGTGTTGCCCATCTACCTGATACTTCAAAACCTTCAGAGTTTACAACATCTAAATGCATTGGAATGTTTTTAGTAGTAAAATACGGACGCAACTCTCCTTTTCCAGTATCCATAGAAGCATTGAAATCAGAATCATAAACATTTGCAGTCCCATATCCAGTGAAGTTTTCAACTACAAATCCATTCTTAAATCTATCAAGTCCATTTTCATCTGTAACCAACAAATCTTTAGTTTCTTTTTCTAAAAGATTTAAAGAAGTATAATATTCTAGATTGGTAATTCTCTTATCAAGTTTACCAATATCTCTCATAGTATATCTTCTGTTGTCAATCATTTTAGCACTTACATCTTTAGGAACACCAGTATATGGCAGTGTTTCTAATGTGTACAACACCATCCCATCTTCTGGATCTGTCGGGTAAACAGGTGTTTCAGAAGGAGCGCCGTATTTCACATTAATGTTTCCAAACTTATCCATGTAAAGTTTGTCTGCTCTACCAAAGTAAATACGCATATCTGCACTAATTGCACTTGCATCAATTGGGTAGTCAGAAACTCCAGAAACTACACCTTTACCATATGGGTATCCAGATAATTGTTGGTAAACTGCAGCAGGTCTAAAATCTAATGTACTGTGCAATCTAACACCCTCAAAACTTGGGATTTTATGATATGGTATATTAACATAAGAATCTACGGATGCATAATCTCCAGTACCGTGTTCAAAATATGAGTAAATAATAATAGGACGACCACCACATGGTAATGTACCCGCCTTTAATTCTAATTCACCCAATTGAATGATGGAATGTCTTTGTCCAGAAAATAAAGTATATCTGTCAGTAATATCATTAATTTTAACAGGAACTTCTGTGGGAGTTTCAATACCAACATTACTCAACCACAATTCTTCAATTTCTTCTTTAAATGGGTTTACTGTACCATCAACAGTAAGTTGTGGTTGAATACTAAGAAGTGTTGGATATGTAGTGTGGTCTAAACCAACAGAAAATGGCGAAGCACCAGTCGTTTCGTAAAAAGTATACGCCTTCAATGCAAATTCAAAATCTGCCTCTGTCATTTCGTGTATGAATTTTCTGTCATTGGATTCAATCGAAATTCTGTAAGAAGTATTATTTACATTACATGTATCATATATTTTTTTAATTTCATACACATCCGAATGTGGCAATTGAAAATTAGATACACTAAGAATAAGGTCATTATTCGCACCAGTAGAAATTGAAGAATTTACAACTCCTGTAGCAACACTAGAATTTGTCCCTAACAAATCTACACCATAACTTAACGATATGTCGTTATTGTCATCGTTTACATTATCATAATCAGTCTGTGAAATTGTTTGTCCAATTAAATCCAGTAATGTGTATGGCAAATGTAACTGATTTTCTCTCAAAGTTTTAATTTTTTCTCTGGAAGAAGTCTTTTTGATTGGCGCATATACAGTAACACCAGTTGTTCCAGCTGCTAAATTTGCAACATTAAGAGTTGCAGTTCTTCTGTCGGAGGAAAACGAAATGGTTGTAATTCTACCAATTTCACCCACAGAAGAATTCACTGCAGCCCTATCGAATGCCAAATATAAACTTTGGGTCGAAACGAAGTATGAGTTATCATCTGTTGCAGTTAAAACAATCTGTCCACTGGCAGTAACTACTTGGTCTTCATAAACTTTTAGTACATCATATTGAGTATCTACTGTTTCTCTTCCACTTTCATCATCGACAAATCTAACAGTTTGTAAAAATCTCTTACCAGTGTCAATAATACTTGCGCCCCCATCTGATAAAAGTACAAATTTACCAGTGATTCTTGCCTGAGTTCCTGTCATATCAGCGGATGCATTACCATCAAAAGATGTAGTGTCTGTTCCAGCCGAACCACTAGCAATCGCCTCGTTGATTAATTCATTTGTAACAAAGGTTGCACTAGGCAATACCCCCGATTCTGTGGACAATCCATTTCCAGAATTAAGAGTTTTTACCAATAAGAACTGATCTGCAGAGTTATAATAATAGTTAATCGCTCTTACATCTCTATCGTATCTATCATAAATGAGAGACTTTGAAGTAAACTGTCCCTGTACATCTGATAGAGACATTAGTGTTAATACATTCGCACCGAATTTATAAATTGGGCCACCTAATGTTGTTGGAACTACTTCTTCATTCGAAACAATAGACCTTGCATCCAACATGGTATAAGGAACATTTGTTCTTGGATTGATTTCATATTCGATATCATACAGAAAAATTTTCCAGATACCAGTTTCAACGGAAGTATTTGAAGGTCTAAAAGTAGAAGTTCCATAATTATCATCTATCGCATCATCATCAGAATCTATAAAATATTCTACTGCCTTAACTTTTGCCTTTGCGACTACATCAATACCATATGCATTTGCACCTAAGTTGGTTCCACCACCAGCAAAAAATGTCAAATCTTCGTCATATGTTACTGGTTGAAAATATGCTTGATCGGCATCGTCTAAATTTGATGTTACAATCGTGTAATCTTCAGTAATTACTGGAGAAGTGTTCATATTAACAAGTTTAACTTCTTCGTCAATTAATGGAAGTCCCTTTGCATCCGAAATATAGATGTATGGGCCAAGATCTACAGGAATGTAGTGATTGTTTATCTGATAATTTTCTCTTGATCTTTTATAAGGAATATATGTGGTCGCTGTCTTGGTAATTTCATAACCTCTAACATAGGCCTTTCCACTCTCAACTCCAAGTGCAAGATAATTTCTTACTGCATCAACTAAGAATTGATGACTTGAGCCTGGGTAATATTTCGTTCCAGTCGAATCCAAATTTTGGGCGGAAAACTTCACAAGTTCTAATGCACTTACTGTGTGTGCAAGGCCATTTCCATTTTGATCGGCCATCCCATCTTCATCTGCAAAATTCTTTAGTGCAAAATCTTTTGCAGCGACTTCGGTATCGAATTCAAAGTTTTTCATGGTGTACACACCACCATTTCCATTTTCTTTAAAATACTCTCTAATATCTAAATTAAATGGACGAACTGTGTAATCACCAGACTCATCATAGGTTCTTCTTGCAAGTACATCGGTAATTACTGAATATTCTGTGTTTCTAACATGTGTTTTAATAATACCGTCTTGAACAGTAATAATTTCTATAAAGTTTTCTGTTGTTGGGGTATCTAGTGCTCTTTTAGTCCATACGAGATTAATTCGATATCTATCGGCGCCTGGAGCGTTGTAGTTTGTTGTGCCTTGTGCGTTATCAAAAAGAGATGGATCTTCATTCGCACTTACAACGGTTTCTTGTATTTCAAAACCAATTTTATAACTAGGAGTATCATCATATTTGTCTAGAATTACACTTTGCGATTGGTTTTTAACCATAAACCCCTGAGTGAAATAAATTCCCTCTTCAACAAATGCAATAGAACCCTTACCTAAAGGATTTGCATGATCAGCACTGAGTGCAACCGTTGCGATTAAATTTAAACCATCATCATTGGTTGCAGTAAGTACCTCTCCCTCTACAAAGGATGAAGTGTCACCTTCTTTTAAATTTACAGTGTTTCCGTTAACAACAAAATCAATTCCATTTTCATCATCAATTACAAGTGAAATACCATCTACCACTCTTTGGCCGCCTGCAACACCATCAAGATATTTTACAAATAATGTTGTTGGTTCATCATTACTATCAATCAGCTGATCTTGATTTAAATCAACAGCATCAGTATAAGAAACGACAATCGCCCTAATCCCCGTTTTATTACCTTGAATTACTTTACCAACAAATTCAGCAGCGGTAGTAAGTCCTTCCGCAAGAGTCACTTTGATATAAGGAACAGCAACATCAACAGCAGAACTGCCGGGGATAACCATAGAACCTTCTTTAAAGAAGTGGTCGCCCATATTTGCAATTTGTTGTTGTAAAATTGATTGTTGTTGTGTTAATTCTCTTGCCTGTACAGAATTTCCAGGCTTATACAATACCCTCAAATACCCTTTATCAATATCATAGTCATCATGATAGGGAGTGACGTTTAAATTTATTGCCATGTGTCTTTTTCTCTCAACTGGTTTTTTATTTTAATTAAAATTCAAATACTACTTTAATATCTTCAATTTGATCGATGGCTCTAGAAACGGGTTGTCGGTTTTCGATGTAAAGAACTTTACCCGTACCAGTTACAATGTCAAATGTTTCTTCATCGGCAGAACCAAAATCTGGGTGTTGTGGGCCTCTATACGACTCTTCATTTGCAGGAGTTGAACCACTTTGAGTCTGTCCATCGGGGTCAGCAACAATAGCAATTTGTCTAAACTGTGCTTCAGAATCTTCAACAGGGAACATAATCTTAGTTTCTAAATTCCCCAAAGAGTTTTCTCTTGTAGACTGTTCGTCATATTCAAGTTTTATTGCAGTCATTACATAATAACCACCCAGCTCTTCTACAGGATTAAATCCATGTCCAGTTTCTGGAGAAACAATTGGTTTTACTTTACATGCGTTAATATTTAATGTCCCATCAAAATTATTTGCAGGAACATTACCAACATCTACAGTTGCGTTGTCTACAGCAGACCAATTTGCGCCAGTACTTGTGATGACAATTTTTTCAATTCTTTGATCTACAACAAGTCCATACGCACTAAAAGAAGAACCATTACCAGAAATATTAACGCCAGGCGCAACAAGAATATCTCTACCAGCACCACCAGTAAAGGAACCATTTACAGTTGCGGTTGCAGTTGTACCAGAAAGACTCCAGTTTACAATTCTAAACTGTTCCTGATTTCCAAGGTCAACTAAATCATAACCAGTATAATCTGTTGCACCATCAACACCAGCGATGGTAACTTGATTGCCAGTTAGTGTAACAGAACCTGTTTGTTGAATATTTGGATGATACCCCAATCCTCCACCAATTGCACCACCCTCTTCGTTTGGCATGATTTTTACATGTTCAATCTGGCCAGGATTTGGTTGTGATGCGGCCAGTTTAATATCCCATTGCACCTGAGCAGCGGTTCCTGGCGCAACTGGATTTTCTAGAAGATTTTTGACTGGAATATAATCTTTTGTCAAAAACTTAAGAGAATCTTGAAGGTCGATTGCATACATAAATTTCCATTTATAACCATCTGCAGTCTCTTCAATTTCAGTTCCAGTAGTTGATGGTTGAATTGTCGAAGCAACTGTAGTCACCGTTTGTGCAGCAGCATCATATTTTTGGTTATTAATACACTTATAAACATTAAATTGATTTCCAGATGCAACAATCACATATCCATTAGGAATAATTTCTTCTGGGTTATCGTGTTCGTACATAGTGTACACTCTTCCAGAAGTCCAGTTGATTCTTGGAATTGCAAGAGTCATATCACTATAGTTGACTTTCTTAAGTGCAATTGTATCGTATTTGAATCTGTACGAATAACCAATAGAATCTTCTGGTGTCGGTGGGTTTGAATCATTTAACCACGGAGTTTGTTTACCAATTGCCATATAAAGCATATTGTAAACCGATTGTCCTTGATGGGCCCACTGTACAGTACCATCTTGGAGAGTATCTGGTGTCGGGCCACCCCCATCACCAGCAGAAAGACCACTTGTGGAAGCGCCACTAATATTTCCTAGTGCAATAAATGAGTTCTGGTTGTTAACCACAACATCACCTTCTGCATAGGTATAGTTAGGTTTCCAATTAGGTGCGGATCTGTTAATTGATTGCAAGAATTCCATTGCATTGAAAATTCTTAATTTGTTTGTAATAATCGCTGCCATTTTTTTACCTTTTTCGTGTCATGAATTTTAATACTATTTATAATTTATTTTTTAGTCTTTTAGAACAATCTGTTCATTTAATTCTTCAATGGTTGTTGGATTCGTATTATACAGTACAATAGATGATTCTGGTGCGACATTTGACTTATCATGAATATGTTCTGCCTGATACTTTATAAAGGTATTTAAGTCCAATAAATTTTCGTCATAGTCGATTCTATCTACATTATAATCAAGTCCTGATTGTAATCTATCATTAAATTTTATTCTCTCAATTGTTAAATTTGTAGGGCCAAGTCTTTTTCTAGTTGGGACATCTGGTTCCTCTTCACTCATTACCAAGAATACAGGTGTAATATTAATAAACGAATCTAAAACCGCACGATATTTGTTATCCGCAAGTTTTACAATGTCTTCAATTATAGTATTTCTCCAATTATGATCCGTTCCATCTGTATTTGCAATCCAATCATTATCTGTTACATCTACTGGTAAGTGATACCAAATTCCAAGTCCTTCTGCCTTTGCAGGAATATGTGTCAATCCATTTCCATTTACAATTGGTCGCTTTATTAGATATGGAGAATTATCCATTTCTCTCTGAGGACTAAACAGTAATGGTCTCAACCTTTCCCAAGGGAATCTGGAAGTAAAGTAAAACTTAAACCTTTCTAGTGACCTGTATGTGGTGTGCAATGTAGGCAGGTCTCCAGTATAGTTTTTGTAGAACATATACTTACCTGTTATATTTATCACCATTTTTTCATCTCTTGGATTTGCACCATCTGCAATAGCACCAACCCAATAGTTTGGTTGTCTGTTTACATTCCCACGCCAAATGTTGTCCCATCTAAACTCAACTCTATTCTGAGGAGCAGTAGAAGGAAGTTCTCTATAAGAATGAATAATCTTCACATCAAAAACTGCAATTCTGTCAAGATAATCTGGGTCTAGTTCTACACTCTCTACAACATACTTTGCCCAAGGCCTTACATTTATCCATTCGTCATTAGTCATACTCTCATCAGATGTATCGTATATTGTAAATGTGTTACCAAGAATTTTAGATGACCAATAGTGTCCATAATCTTTTCCATACGCATCTTTGTAGTTGATTGCGATTTTCTTTACATCTGACCAACGCAAAGCATTATTTCCATTTTCATCCAATAATGCATATCTACCAGACCCACTATCTACTGTTGCAGCACCGACTGTATCATCAGATATTTCTCCAGTTCCTACACCCTGATAAAGGCCGTCAATTTCACTGTCAATACTAAGTTGACGATTATCATATACAAAATAATAACCATGAGAGTTTAAATCGTTGATATCAGTTTGTTCGGCAGTAGCATATGTCCATCTTCCACTACCATCCATATTACGCATTCTTAAATTAACATTTTTAATAATCTCGTACATGAGTTCACGATATGCAACTCCAAGTCCTTTTCTTACAGAAGTCTTAGTTAGAGTAGTAAATTCTCCAAACATCATCAAACCAGCTGGGTGAATAATCTTCTTAACAATTCTTCTCCACTCATCAATATATCTGTTTACTTTTATAACATAAGAATAATCCTGCCATAGATAACCATCATGAATACGATTATCATCCGAAACAAATCCTTGTTGGTTGACATAAACACCATCACGAACACATAGAGGCCCAGTTAGTAATTTAATGGATGCCTGACCGTTACCATAACTACTCAAATCGATTTCTGGTGGTGTATCATAACCAACTCCAAATCCATCAAAATCTTCTCTAAATGGATTTGAATATATTTCTAATCTATTAATCTTACCAATATCTTTTCCAAGTCCTCGTAAGACTCCACTTTGACCTGTAGAAGTGTATGACAATGTTTCTCTTGACACATTTCCATATGGATATCTAATATAACCTTCACCACCTGTAATAAGTCTAGTGGTTTCGATACCAGACTTTGGAATTTCTTCCCATTCAACAGTCAGTGTATGGGCATCAGGCAATTGATATTGTGCCATAGTATCATCCAGAGTTTGAGGATTATCTACCCACCTTCTCAACCTGATTTTATTTGGTTCTACTAAAGATTCACTATTGAATATTACATATTCAAGTTTGTCTGCCAATGCACCATAATATCCAATCATTACAGTTTCACCAACAACCAATGGATCTGTGAAAGTTATCGCAGTACCAGTTGTTGCATCATACTCTGATGGATCAAGTTCAACATAATTTTTCCACAAACCATCAATCCAGATATAATAATTATCTGCCCACTCCCATATCAACTGATCTATAGGATTTGTTGGGAATGAGTCTGGAATGTTTTCTGGTGTAATAATACTATCTGTAACTTTGAATATTCCCACTGCAGAGTCAGCGTCATAAAATAATTCAACAACCGTTTCTCCACCAACAGCATTAACTCTTTCTACATATCTAGATGACTGTCTGATATTTTGTTTAAAAGGAATTGGATTGACATGGGCTGGACTTATTCCATTACCAGAAACGGGGTTCTGTGTTCCTTTGTCTTCTATTGTAACACCAGTTGAAGATCCCGATGCATCTAACAACGAAAAGTTTGCAGCGTCTTGACTGTGTGCGCCAAATCCCCACTGAATTGCACCTTCAAATTTATTCAAGTCTGGGTTTGTGCTCAAATCAACATAAAGTGTAGTTGAAGAATCTAAAGAAGTTGACCCATTCTGAGAAGTAGTTGCGTATATATTCGCACCATTTTTGATTACTTTTACTTTTGTAGCACCGTTTGCACTCCACCCACCAGAAATAAACGGAACATTAGATGAAGAAAGGACAACTTGATCAGACTGTAGGTAATTATATACCAATCCCCAACCAATTGAAGGGGAGGTTCCTCCCATATTTCTAACTGCACTTAAAGTATATTCTTTATATCCAGCGTCTGTAGGTTGAAGTCCATTAGTTACAAATCCAATCACTAGTGCAAGTGTATCATCGTCAGCTGAAGTACTTGTCAAAACGGATTCAAATTCTAAGTTTGTTGCAGGAGTTGGACTAATAAAACCAGTAAAACTACCTGTGTTTGCGGTACATTCAATACTATTTGTACTGGAGTTATAAATCCATGCAGACAAATCGCTGGGGGTTGCTTGATATGATGATCCACCAGAATGTGAAAATCTATACCAATCATCAAATGCTGCTTCTACTGCTGCAGGATCTCCTTCCAAATTAATATTAGACTCATAACTGGCAACATATCTCTCTCCTTTAGTCATTCTGAATGCCCCAAAGAAACCAAGGGTATAATCATTCATAATTACTAAAGAATTTCCATCTACAATCTGTCTTGCACCAATGTAGAAATTTGAATTTGTACTATAATTTAACATATTGACGCCAGGGATAGTGTTTTCTAATATGCCGTTCAAATAGATAGAAGTTCCGTCATTAGAAAAATGAACTGCAATATGGTTCCATTCTCCAAATGGTACTGACCTTGTGCCAAGTGTATTGCCAGAAGAATCTATTAAATCAATTGTACCATCATATTTTTGCCAAAGAGTCAGATGCTGAGTGCCACCATCTTCACTATTGATTGCAAAGATAACACCGCCCGGCGAATCTATATTTGTAATAGAGATAGATTTTCTGAAATACCAAAAGTCTATTGTCAGTTCTTTATTGGTTAACTCAGTATCAAATTTTAGATCGATGTTATCACTTCTTAACCATCCATAGTCTGTGTATAGTGCGTGATCTCCAACTTTCGAAAGACCTGCCTTAAATCCTTCTTTTAAGTATTGATGCGCTAACTTATAACCTTTAATTTTAAAATTTTGTCCTTCAAGATAATTAGTGCCTGGTTGATGTGGTGTAACAGTATACACACCATTGTTGATACTGACATCAAAGGTTGCACCATAACCATTAGACATAACACTGACTAAATTTTCATTCTTGTTTAGATTTTCTGGCGATGAGTTAATCGCCGTTCCAGTAATATTTCCAATCTGCAATATACCACCATTATCATCAATCTTAATTACATCAAAAACTAAATCATTAATTCCATCAACACCACCCAACTCACTACCAAGTATTGTAATTGAATCACCAACAGAATAATTAATTCCATTAAATCTTGATGCAGGGTGTGCCACATAATATGTTGTTCCATCTCTTCTAATGAAATTAAATATTGCACCAGTTCCAGAAGTTCCCCCATTTTGATTGGAAGCGGTATACTGTGGTGCATAGTAATACGAGTATCCATTTGGCATTGGAGTCGTTGGATTTAAAACTTGAAATGTTGCTATATGTCCACTTATTAGATTTGCAAAAACTTCAAAATCTTCAATTCGGCCTTCATCGTTAACTTCTGTCACAGTAATTGTTATATCATTATCTCCATCAGTACCGCCCACAACAGAACCTAAAATTGTAAACCGATCTCCAACAATATAATTTGTAGTTGGTGATAAATTTCCTTGTGCATCTGCATCACTCAAAAGAACAGAAAGGTTTTGAGGATAACTAGGTTCGTCTGTATCGACATCCCACACAGCACCCGAACCAATCCTAGAGGTTGTAGTATATGAGGATGAGTCTATGTTTAAGTAGGCTGCACCACCCGCAACCGTTAATACTTTTATAAAGATATCATGAACGCCAGACACACCATTATAAAATTGTTCGCCGTTAATTTTAATAAAATCGCCAGGAACATAATGTTTAGAAGTTTCTTGACTTCCTAAAGTGACAGAAGTTATTACATTATCAAGATATGCAACATCAAATAATGCGCCCACACCCTTACCTTGATGATAGGTTGCAGTTTGGTTTCTTACATCTGCAACTTGTGGGAAAACATTAGTTGGACTTGCTAAGTTGTTTGTAATTGCAACTCCAGTAATGCCACCAAATTCATTTACAGATGTAACTTGAAACTCTAAGTCGGTTCTTAATCTATATTCCGTAGGGTCACCTTCATTTAAATTTGCAATTATAAATGGTGGTTCTTCAACTGGAGTTAGAGTACTTCTATAAGTCGAAGATATCTCTCCAGTTTTATAATCTTTTACAGCAGTAAAAAATGTTTGCACCTGATGTGTAATTTTTCTATTATAAATGTCTTCATAATCGTATAGATAAAAAACATCATCGTAGAGATAATCTACATTCTCAATCGCAACAGATGGATTTTGAGCTCTGGGTCCAAAATCATAACCAGACAATCCAATATCAAATGACATGACTGGATATTCCAAACTTTCTGGGTTTTGAAAAAATGAAACACTAAAATTATTTTTTACGGATTGAATAGAACTAATTTGCCCAATAGCATATGAACCCAATGTATTACCATTTTGAAACTCAATTGTTTCTCCAGTAATATACTGGTCTCCATTATTGACAATTTTTATGTTTTCAACTGGGCCAAAAGAGGTATGTGCGATTTTTGCAGCAAAACCATAACCACTTCCATTTGAAGATAAATTATTTTGTAGTGTCAATTTTCTCGGCATATCTTCGCCAGGATTTTCTATTTCAAATCCTACAACACATTCATACAGTGTTTCTTCGAAAATAGAAGAATCTGATTGTTTTATTCTTACGGATTCTTTACTAGAAAACTCACCATCGATTGAACTAATTACATATTCACGAACTTTATAGTCGCCTAAAGTATAATCATTAAAGTATTCGATATTTGCAGAGGCCCCACTGGTTAAACCTTCAATAAACAGTGGTTGATTAATCTTAATTGTGCCCTCGTATGGAGTGGTTCTAAGACTCGTTAATGTTTGCCAAGTATTTGAACTTGGTTTTAACAAGTTTTCTTTTGGATAATATATTTCTATATCTTCATTAAACAACGCCCTAAACAAAAACTTATAAGAACTTTCACTACCTTTTTGTTTATAAAACTTATTAATTAACTTTAAAAAGTTTCTTTCGTTAGTATATCTGGTTTTTTCTTTTCCACCCTCTTCGACTAATTTTAATATTGCAGCTTCAGTATCTGCGTCTGCAACAGGACTTATAAAAGTTCTCAAATAAAATCTGATTTTTATAATATCACGATTATCGTGAACAATCGGGTGGTTATTTTCGTCTTGGAAAAAAATAGAATTTTCTAAAAGTCTATAATCAACTCCCTCAATTAACTCAACCCAATCACCAGTACTTTCAGATGGGTCATCATTGGGGGGTGTTAAATTCTCTACGACTTCATTTAAAGATTCACCGACTCTTCCAGTAAAATTGACATCATTTATAAAGACTCGTATCTTAGTAACTTTTGTATCTACATCTTGATCTGAAAAATAATAAAACGGATTAAAATAATCCATTACATATTTTGCAGAAAGGCCATCAGTAAAAAATTCTTGGTCAGCAGTAGTATCTATAGATGTTTCTGCAGCATCGCCATTGTTTGCTTCCTGCAAAATTTCAGTTGCGATTTGAGTATTTGATTTAATCTTAGTAATTGTCGGCCATGCACCAGCAAGTTCAGACCTAAACTCTTGAACAAAGATATCAAAAGTTTCATCCAAATCTGTTAGAGAAGTAAGCTTTCCAGTGACATTACTAACGTTGTCATCTAACGCCAACCATTCATAATACAATTCTAAAAAACGAACAAAGTTATCATACTCACTACTGTTCAAATAAGTAGGAAGTTGTTCTCTTATCCTAGATGCAATATTTTGTAAATTAGTTCTATCCATTTAATTTAACTTCTGCTTGTTATGTTGTAGTATCAGATATTATATTTGTAATACTTGCCTGCGATGTATTATATGTTGTTCTAAGTGATCTAGTAACAACCACTCTTTGTGAAGAGATATCATAGTTTTCATTAAATTCATCTGTATCAGGCATCATTACAATATCAAGTTCGTCATAATCAATAAAGATAATTTGATTACGAACAGGAAATATATCATTAGATTCTGGTTCTGCAACCAAACCTAAAACAGTTGAACCAATGATACCTGTAATCTGAATATCATTTAAAACAACTTTACCAGTTCCATAGTTGATAGTTCCACCCAAAACATTATTATATTTTCTAGCAAATAAAGGAGTTAATGTGTATATTCTCAATCCACCCAATCCATCATCTTCAATATAATGAGGGGCACTTGATCCAGCAATAGTAAATGCGTTAGAATACAAACTTTTAGGGCGTATTGCATTGTTAAAATTATATGTGTATGATGCAATACCATTATATACTGGAGTCTTTTCATTAATCATCAAAATTTCTGTTATGTTGTTTGTAACAGAATCATCGGTTTTATCAATAGTTGCTAGAAACTGCGAATATCTAAAATAATTATTAAATTCGTTTAAAAACTTGTTATTGTAAGAAATAATATTTTGTCTTACAGATTCTTTTAAAGCAGACTCATCCAATAAAGTCGCTTCATCATTATACTTTACATTTGTAGTTATTTTCAATTTCAAATAATCGGGATCGACAATTTGAGGCGAAAGAGTGAGAACCGAATAATTACTTTTTAACTGATTTAAAATATATTGTTTTTCTTTGGTCGAAAGAATTAGTCCAGTATTGGGTTTAATAGACATATATACAGAACCATATGCAGGAGGATCGTTGTCTTCCCCACCCCAAACATTCATTGTGTCTACCTCTGGATAAATTTGTGGAACAATAGCCTTATAGTCTCTAGCGGTAACTGCTCTGTTTTGACTTTCAAATGTCCTTGGCGCAAAGAATTTAATAGACTCAATATCTTCTCTGTCAGCACCACCATAACTTTCACCAATAATCTGAACATTTTCAGTATCAACGATTACACCTTTAGGTAATGCAATCGCAGTAAGTCTTCCAGTAATACCATTTCCATTGGCACCCTTTGTTGTAATATAACGAACAGTAATTATATTTCCATTTTCAACTTCATCTCCAAGGACACCATCTCCAAAAAATATTTCATATTTCATATCTTTAGATTCTTGAAGAAAATATGTTTTCGAAATATCAGAAAGTTGTGTAGTATCCGTTGCTAATTGAAATTCAGTAACAATATCATCATCAGCACTTGCCTGTACTAGAACTCGAATAGTATTGGTGTCTACAGCTTCGTTTGATAAAGTAAATTTTTGATTTGGATTATTAATATCAACAACAAACTTTTCTTCTACCTGTTGTCCTTGAAATAATTCTAAATCGTTTATAGTATAGTAATGAGCTCTTGACCCATCTGGTTCAGCTGCCGAGCGTGATCTTGTAATTGATCTAGAAACTTTCGGAACAAAAACAAAAGATTCGTTGTCAATAGAAGTAGAAAATGCAAGTTGTCTATCGATTCTTAATGTATTATATTGATAATCTCTTTCTTGTCTATTCTTTCTAATAATCTTGAATGTTACTGCAACTAATGCACTTGCAGACTTATTAGAACGTGGAGTATAACCCAATAACTTTGCCTTGGATACAACATTCTCACGAATTCTTGCAGTGTCTAAAAAACTTTCATTTGCAATCATGTTCATATAATACGAATTGTAATAAGTATTATATGATAGTATGTCGAGTATACTAGACAATGCAGAGCCTTCAAAGTTATAATCTTTGAAAACTTTATCATTCTCCATGTATTTTTTGATATTGTTTTTTATTCCATCAAAACTTAAGTCTGATATGTTTATATTTTTGGCCATTTATCGTACTCTTTTTATACTAAATTGAAATGTTATATCTTCTTCGGATGCAGGGACATTGTATACTATACTAATTTCTAACGAATTATTGTCTACTAACTGTGCCTGTCTAGTTCTTTCGTCTTCTCTCTTTATTCCTTTCAACGATGACATAACTCTTTCTCTAGAGAAAAAATTAACATCGGAAACTACTATCCTTGGTTCATGAATTTTTAATGCAAGTTTTATCTCTTCCTGCATATTTATGTCATGTGGAGAACCCCTATAATCCCAATTTGTCATTAAATCAAATAAAGTGTTATAAATATTTCCACCAAACCTTGGTTTAAAAGGTTTTTCTAGTTTATTAGTCAATAAAATATTTTTAATACTTTGATTTATTGAGCTGATATCTTTTTTGATTAAAACATCTCCACTGACTGGATTTCGTCTAAACGTTAGATCAAAATCAACATATTGATCTCTTTTAGATGGTAGTATCCCAAGTCTTTCTTCTGCAGTATTTGCCATGACTTCCTCTTATGGGTTTAAATGAATGTTTGGTGCTTTTAGTGTGGTATTCCCACCAGATTCGGTATCAATTGTTCCGCCGACTTTTGCATCGACATTACCACCCACTCTAATGTTTACGTCTGCATCTACAACAACATTAATCGTTCCCTTGACGTAAATATTATTATTACCAAAGATAATTTCATAATTATCCTTAACAACCTTTGTAACCACAGAACCATCTGGATGTATTTCTTCAAATGTTCCAGATCTATGATATGTATGTATTCTTTCTGCCCCCGGCGTGTCATCAAATTCTTGATGATGGCCAGACTCAGTAGATATTACCTTATTGTGTGGATACTCTGCAGCGTATGGAGTTGGTGGCTCATCAAATAGTTCCGTACTTTCAGTACTTTCTTTTTTCATCTCTACAATAGAACGTGGATTATATGTAGCTTGTCCATATGAACTGTTGCCAGAGTTTGCATTAAATGTTGATGGAGACTGATCCACATCTGCCACACTACCTTCTTCCACTGGATCATCAATCTCTGGTAATGGATCTTCGTATACTTCCCAAAGAATATCGCCGTCCTTTAAATTTGATGAAGTTGGTCCACTACCTTCCGCATCAGAAGTTCCAGAATTTTTCGCAATAAATGTTTTTTGTTGAACAAATGTACTGTCGCCAGAACCCGCCAGAAGACGTTTGGCGTTTCTTTCATGTCCTTCCATCTGATTGTTTACTTTGTCTCTTACAGTCCCTGCTGCACCGCCAGCTGCGGTATCTGAACGACTATAATACTTTTCTCCGATACCACCAGCATTAATTGCAGAATAAACTTCTAGTCTACCCATTCCAGGCCTGACGCCTTTATCTCGTAAATACTTGACTACCGCACCCCTTGGGCCAAGTTGAGTGTCTATTGCTGTTTGTGGAGTACTAAAGTCTACACCATATTGATTTGCCTGCGGTTCTCCAAATTGAATAAGTCCTCTATGTTGACCCCATTTAGTGGTAGGCCCTCTTTTCTGAGGATCGAGTGTACCACCAGTTTCATATGACATCACTGTTGCAAGATCAATCGCACTAATTCCAAGTGCCTCGGCAGCTGCCAAAGTTCCAGAACGCATTGTGTATGGAGGGCCACCAGACTCTTCTCCCTCTTCCAATGGTGGCGATTTTACCAAATCACCTTCGTTATATGATCTTCCAGTAGACCATTGTGTTGCACTTGCAGATGGTGCCTGACTTTGTTGTTGTGCTGCAGTGTTTGCAGACCTACTAGAAGTCGCTCCAGATTCACTAGTTGTTACAGTATCACACTCTTGTCCCTCTCCAGGCTTATCAGTACCACCACCAGAAGAACTTTCAGTTTGACTTCCAGATGATGGGTCAGGAACAATACCATTTCGTTTTAAGGGAGTAGAACCCCTTTCTCCAGACGCAGCACTAAAGTGCATTGCATCCTTAACATTATTCCAGTCGCCACCCCAACCTAAACCATATTTTTTAGCAATAGATGATACACCGTCCGGCATATCCGTTATCAATGTATTCCCATTAGGATTTGTTGATGGGTTGATATCAATTGCAGCACCACTTGCATGATAACTAAATCTACTTGGATTATTTACATTTTTTCGATATGCGTATCCACCAATACTTTTGATAACATATCCTGTGGCCTCAAGTTCATTCACAAACCTTTGAAATTGATCTTTAAATACTGTAGCAACCCAAGCACTTTTCCCAGATTTTGTAGTAATCTTACTAAGTCTTTTTCTATTTTCTTTATCACTCGGCACACCATCTTGGTCAACTTCTTTTCCACATTCGGTTGCATTTTCGGAAGAAGATGTATTTTCATCTCCACCATTTGCATTTGATGTACTATCCTTTACGCCTCTTGCAAGTCTATTAACATCAGATTCATTTTTGGTAGAACCGCCGAATACTGACCCACTTTCTGAAGGATATGTTTGATCTGCGTTTGTTTCAGAACCCTCTGTTGGGCGTCCATAAATTGTTCCAAAAATTATAGGATCTTGACCATGCTCTCCATCTCTAAAAAATCCCATAACCCATGCGCCAGGCATTGCACCTGTTGGCGATTGTCCGATACCACCAGTAGATGAACTCGTAATAGGCATGAGTGGAGTTGCCCATGGAAGTTTTTTTGTGGGAAGAAGTGCCTTGTCTGGAGTGTGCCACCCAATAATTCTAACCTTTACTCGGCCAAGAGCTTCTGGATCTTTTACGTCTTCGATGACACCTTGCCACCAAACCATTCCTTCTCTACCCGAAAACATATTCATATCCATTATTGTATACTCCCACCAGATGGAGGCGTTGGCTGTTCCGCTGGTAACGGCAGTCCGATACTATCTCTAACCAACTCAATGTCAGTTTGATACCTTCCACCCTCAATTCTATGTCTGATCGCAAACACTAAATATTTTCCACTATAATATTTGTTTGTTCCTGTGTTATCTCTTTGATATATTGGCATTTCAAGTTCTAAGACATCTCCAGCACAAACATCGGTATCTCCAAAAACAGTAATAGTTACTTTTATGTTTTTCATTAACTGATAATAGAATACTTTTGGAAGAAAAAGTTTTTCCTGATTGAATGTGGGGTTTCCGCCCTGCAAGTCTCTCTCTGGAACAACATATAAATTTTTTGGTTTATATTGTATTCCTTGTCCAGTAGTATCTTGGAAAGTATTATTATCCAAGTACTTGTAGTCTCCATAATTTTCCCAATATGAATGTGTATAATTCTTAACCTGTCGGGTCAGTAAATCTACAGCATAAACTTCTGAATTATAAAACCCCTTTGTTATATTCCCAAGAACATCAAAGTTTGAATCAAAGTTAAAGCTAATTACTTTCTTGTTTTCAACATTTGTAGAGATATCTCCAATTTCTTCTGCGCCAGCACTTTTATATGCACCAACAATAAATTTATTTTTTGGTTCTGCCTGCGTTAACATTTCTAAGGGTTTCATAACATATTCTTTCGTTGTTTCAAAAAACATATAAGAAGAACTTTTATATGTTTCACTAAATGCCTTATTACACAAAAACGAAATGCTTTTCATTGGAGTATAGTTTGGAATTACTAATCCATTATCTCCACTATATTGATCGTTACTTGATTCTGTAGAAAGACTTTTCGAACTCCCAAGTCTTGAAAAAATAGTTTGTGCAATATCTGTAGAACTTCCTTCAAAATATTCTGATATCTTTTCTTCGAAATTTTTTGCAAAATCTTTTGAAATTAACTCTAAATTATAAGTCTGAGTTCCATCTTCGTCTGTCAACTCAGAGATTTTGTGAACACGGAAATCCAACTTAATGTTTTTCCATTCTGGAACTTCAAAATCCAAAGAAACATCTTCTTGTCCCACAATCGGCAAAAAAGTTAGCATATCTTCAACATCACGAAAACCAACTGATGCAGTAATACTAGACGATAATATATCTTCGAAAATACGAATTGATGTAAAATATCTTTTAAGGTCTAATTCAAATCCGTTATGTGAACGGATAGTAAATTTACGAATATTATAATCGCCTAACTTAAATGTATCTGACATTAAATAACCTCTTCAAATCTCAAAATAAATTCATTTAATAAATTTGCTCTCAACAATTTAATTACTCTATTTTTTTCGTTCTTATCATGTTCATAATCATATGCACTATAGATTGTATATTTTTTCTTATCCTGTGGAGTAAGGAGATTATATGTGTCTGAAGAGATTTTATGTCCCAATACATCATGATTATAATGAATAGGAATATTTCTTGCAATAGATAGTCCATTTAAATTGCTTGCAGAATAATCATTCAGTACAACTTCCCATCTGTCGTTTCTTCTGACAAAAACTTTTTGTTCTAATGTGTCATAAATATAATCACCATTTTTAAATATTCTTGGATAAAAATTTGACCCTTCATATGCAGGGGCCCCATAAACAGTTTCAATATGAGTTTGTAGTGTTCTACTTGTCATTGGCCAATCATCATAAACATTTGCGATATCGTTCATCCACAAAATAACCCAACCATATGTATAACTTCCATAGTATAAATGGGCAATTGTTTCTGGCGTGTCTTCATCTCTGACGGTATACTCATAATGTGAAAGAGGATTTTCTCTGTATTCTTCTATAATGTATGCATTTTGAAAAATATTAGTTACCTTTTTTGGTTTTCCATCCAACATCAAATCATATTTCTTTTTTTCTAGATAATTAAACATTAGTAGCCCTCCGATGCATCTGAAGAAGTAACCAACTGCACCTCTTGGAAAGTCAGAGCTAATTCAATAACTGCAGGAGCATCTGTTCCACTGAAAGTTGCAAACGCACCGTTACCCCCATACTTAACAGTACAGTCAGTCAATACACACGGTTTGATTTTGTGAAGAAATTCTGCAGGCCTACCACCCAAATAATATTCAACGGTAAATGTATTAGGAACTTGGAAAAAATTAAATCCTGCCATTTCTGGAAGCATGTTCTTTCTTAAAAATTTTATCATATTATTAATTTCAGTAGATTCTTTTGCTGTCCTTGGAAGAATACTATATTGATAATTGAATGATCTAAAATCAATTCCTCTGAATAACATATGTTTATTCGCACCAGAAACTCTACCACCAACAACTTGAGATTGCAAATTGCCATCACCACCAAATGCAACGCCTCCCCCAAATTGAGCCGCTGATAATGAAAGTTCTCCCCCAAGGTTTAATACTTTACTTAAGAATCCATTATCTTCGCCTGCGACTGCACCAGTGTTACCTAGCATACCCATTGCACCACTGTCTGCACCTTCAAATTGGGATTTTGTTGAATTTTCAATATTTTCTGGAAGATGAAGAGTAACACTCCCTATTTTCTCAAGATCAACTGCAGTTCCTCTTGTCTGCATGGTTGTGTAGCCAGGCTGCTCGCCTTTATATGCAGTAAATCTAACAAAATCTTTCATCTCCACAACTTCTTCATGTTCATGCAATGACATTGGATAGATATAAGTTTCTCCACCTGATGCAACTTGTTGTCTCTGTTGTGTCAAAGTGGATGGTGAGTCTGATGAGGCCATTAAATACTTGCTCCTAAATATGTTGATACTATTTATAAAGGTTTTTATGAAGTGAGAAAAAGATTTACTTATAGAGGAAAATACAAACCAGCAAATCCAGAAAAATATGCAGGAAATGTGAATAACATTGTATATCGTTCCTCATGGGAAAGACGGTTTATGGTGTATTGCGACAACAACGAAGCAATCACTTTCTGGTCGAGCGAAGAATTAGTAATACCTTACATTTCACCAGTAGACAGAAGACAACACAAGTATTATCCAGATTTTGTAATAAAAATCCAAGAAGAAAATAAAACCCGAACTATTGTCATCGAAGTAAAACCAAAAAAAGAAACCAAACCACCAAGAAAACGATCCAAGATTACACCAAGATATTTGAGTGAAATGAAGACTTGGAGTATCAATGAAGCCAAGTGGAAATACGCAAAAGAATTCTGCGAAGATAGAAAGTGGGAATTTAAAATTTTAACAGAAGATCAACTCGCTCAATAAAACGATATAAATAGTAAAAAACGGCATAAATGAATGACAGACTTTACACCACTATTAAATAGACTTGCTGCCAGAAATATTAGACCAAATACCGATAAAGCAAGGGAATGGTTTAGAAAAAAGGCAAGAGAAACAAGAATAACAAGAGCATCTTTAATGGGAGATGGGGGGAGATCTGCGGCAACCCCCAATGTTGGAAGTATGTATTGTTACCAATATGACCCTAAGTATGCAAAAAAATTACCATACTATGATGAATTTCCACTTATCTTTATGGTGGAAAGAATTTCTGGGGGATTTGTTGGAATCAACTTGCACTATGTTTCGCCAAGAAATAGAATTGTTGTGATGAATGCTTTATCTAAAATTGCATCAGATAAAAGATATGATTCGAATACAAGACTCAAACTATCTTATAATGTTCTAAAAGGTCTGTCTAAATATAATGTCATAAAACCTTGTCTCAAAAAATACTTGTTTACTCATGTTAGATCAAAGTTTGTAAAAATTGAGGCAAATGAATGGGACATCGCATTGTTTTTACCAGTACAAAAATTCAAAAAGGCCGCTGCTTCGAAAGTTTGGTCAGATTCTGCTAGGAGATCATAAATGGCATCAATAGAAGATTTTATTGCAAACATTTCAAAATCTGGCCTTACTCAGGCAAATCGTTATGAACTTAGAATTAAACCACCGCCGAAGTCGTTTCTAACAAATCCAGACAATTTATTAAAATTTCGTGTTCCATCAATTTCTTTGCCAGGGAAAACCATTTCAACAACGGAAACAAAAATTTATGGCCCTATAAGAATGGCACCATACACAACTACATACGATCAATTGACATTTAGTATATATTTGAGCGATAACTTAAAAGAAAGAGATTGGTTTGAAGATTGGTTTCACCAAGTTATAGATTTTACTACACATAAAATTTCATATTATAACGACTATGTGGCACCACAGGCAGAACTCATTACATATAATAAAAACGATGAGAAAACACACTCTGTAACATTTGAGAATCTATATCCATTATCTATAGGCCCAGTTGAATATGCATATGCAAACGAAGAACCGGCGCAATGTCAGATTACGATGTTCTACAGAAAATATCGCTCTGAATATAGTAAAGAGGAGGCGAATAAACGTGTACAGCTTACTGTAACCGGCCCAGAGATTACTGCAACCGGCCCATAATAATTAAATTATACTTGAAGAGGATAAAATATGTTACCTACAATTAATGCACCAACATATGATTTGACTATACCATCAACAAATGAAAGTGTAAAGTTTCGTCCATTTTTAGTCAAAGAAGAAAAGATTCTTCTAATGGCACAAGAGGGAGAAGAACTACAAGAAAAAATTGATGCGATAAAACAAATTATTGGAAACTGTTTAGTATCAGATGTAGATGTTGATAAACTTTCTACATTTGATATTGAACACATTTTCATCAAACTTAGAAGTAAGTCTATTGGAAACGTAATTGGTTTGAGTTACAATCGGGAAGATTGTAAAGAAGAAGGAGTAGGGCAGGGGGGCTGTCAAATTCCTTTCACATTAGACTTAGAAAAGGCGGAGATTGAAAATCAAGAAGGACACACCAATGAATTGAATCTAACATCAGATATTAAAATCATTATGAAATATCCAGATTTTAATATCTTAAATTCTGTATTAACTGCAGATAGTGTAGATGATGTAATTGATGTTGTAACTACTTGTATTGACATGATCGTTGATGGAAATGACGTATATAATGCATCTGATTATTCAGAAAGTGAATTAAAAACTTTTGTTGAGAATTTGACACAACAACAGTTTGAATCTATTAATAACTTTTTCAACACAATGCCGGAAACTGCATGTGATGTGAATATTACTTGTAGAAAATGTGGATGGAAAAAATCGATGAAAGTAAAAGGAATTACTGATTTTTTTTCCTAAGTTTAAATCATGAGTCCCTTGCATCGATGTATCGAAATAATTTTGCATT